TGATTCCGATGATAAATATAATAAAAATAATACTTTTCATTCTTTTTTAATACATACTTTTTAATACCGTTCGTTTTCAATTTTCCTTGCTAGACAACCATGGATCTTTTTTCTCTTCAGTTGTTTGTTGTTCTTCTTCTTCTTCTGTAACAATAACATTGGTTTCTATAGATTTTGTATTGTCTTCCTCTATCTTTTTCATGAGTTCATTTTTGCGCTCCATAAACATTGAATTCTTGTTTTCCGTATTTTCTAAATAACTCTTCATTAACGTGTTCAGTTGAGTCTCTGCAAACTCTTGGTCACCAACTTCATCTGGATTAGGATTCCACGGAACCCAACATCCTACTTCAGCAATATATATGTTAAATTTTTGATCATCCATTTTACGAAGCAGATCAGCACGTTGTTGTGCTTCTTCCAATGTATCATATGTTCCTCTGATTTTCAACCCTCGAACGTTAGTCTGAAAATTGTTTTCTGAACCAAATTCCTGATCAAGCTTTTCTCTAGAAGACGAAACGAATGCCTTAAAATGTGTATGAATTTCACTCGGTTTAAAATATACTTCGTTATTTTCTTTGAAGATTCTTATTTGATCTAACTTTTCTGGATAGTGCACCTCAAATTCATTAAACAATTCAGAAAGAGATTTTGAAAAACTGTTCAGGAACTTTTCCAAGTAGAAATGTTCTTTCTTCTTAATCAGTTCTTCAGGAGATAAAAAGGATACGCACGTGAAGTTCTGCCCACGAATCTTCGAATCTGTATCCAGGTAATCCTTTTCACTTGTTGGAATCATTTGAACAATATATTTGAATTCTTTTTAAGTAATTGTTGCAAATGTGTAACAAAATTATAAAAAAATAATATTGATATAAATAAATATAAATGGCATACACGTTCGATTTCATGGAAGTATTCATAAGGGTGTTAAAATACATAATGGAAGGTTTGGTTGTGTCGACAGCTGCATTTCTCTTGCCCAATAAAAAGATGTCTTTAGAGGATGTCGCTTTAATTGGTTTCATTGCAGCGGCAACCTTCAGCTTATTGGATCTGTTCAGCCCTAGTCTTGGTGTGAGCGCGAGATCTGGTGCTGGTTTGGGCATTGGTGCGAACTTGGTGGGATTCCCATCTCCAGGAAATATGCCTGTTCTACCAACTGCTTAAATACTTCGTATAAAGGTCCAATTTAAATCTAAACAAATCTTTTTCCATATTTCTTCTTGCTGATGTAATTTTTCTCTACTTTTCAACAAAGGAAAATGTTTCAAGTATTCGGGTTTGTCCAGAAGTTGAATGAATTTATGAATCACGTATGAATACGACAGAAAATTCTTTCGGATCAATGGTGAATGTTTCAAAAAGGGAACTTGGATTTCCTTAAACATATTTCGCAACTTTTCTTCCAATTCAGGGGTCAGGTTTGGGTTTGGTATACCAGTTATACGATTCAAAATGTATGGAATGTGTTCATAATACTTGTTGATTTTAAGTTTTTTTAATATTTCTTTAATTTTACTTCTTGTAAGGTCGTGGGTATTATAAATTCGCTGTTTCTTAAGTTCTAACATGATTCGATCAAACACGTCTTCAGGGATGTCTGTAGTTTCTTTTCCCTGTATTTGGTTCAACCATTCTTGATAATGATTTATTCGCTTATATGAAAAATAACTTATCTCTTTTGGAGGATCTTTGTATGAAGGTTTTTCATTATCTGTCAATAAATGATATACAGAAAAACAATCATTGCAATATGCTATACTATCATTGTGTAAAAATGTTTTTGAAGAAGACGAACAATGCTCACAGTTCGATGTAATTATATTATTTATATTGTCATTAATATAATTTGAATCTGTTAAAGACAAGTATTTGTCCAATAGCGATGCACGATTAAAGTCATTTTCATTGTCCAATGTATTATCATCGTCTATATCTTCAAGGTTAGATGTGTTATTAACATCATTTGATGTTGTGTTTGATTCATTGGTAACTGAATGTGATTCTTCATTTTTATGAAAGTAATCCAAAATTGATTTCTTGTTCAATGTAATGATTTGTTTTTGAATCGTTTTCTTGTTGTCGTTATTATTTTCAACCAAGTTATAGTAATTATATAAAATGTGAGACGTGTTGGTAAAATATACCAACTCGGAATAATTGTTTTCTATATTGTGTATTTCAGCTTCTCTTTTATTTATTTCTTCTTTTAATGTAACTATATGTATAAACTCTTCGTCTGTTTTAACGTTGTTTGGTTTTTCTAGAATTGTTTCGAGTTGTTTTTTGAATGTATTTAACTCATCTTTCTTTGTTTCTAATTTAGATCTATCTTGTTCAAATATATCCAAGTTCGCCTTGTGACAATGATCAAGTGTGTTTGTTGACCTTTGGTAACTACATGATCTTCTCTGATGAATTGGTTTTACATTTTGTGAACTGTGTGATTTCATTTGTTATATATATTATAGGAGTCCGTTAAAAAGAAACTTTAAATACAAAAATAAATAATATTACAAGGTTATGAAAATTACCACTCTCAAACAATTATATTTTAACAAATTTACGATTTATCATGTTTTTTTTTCTCACATTAATATAAAATAAACAATGGGAGGAGGACTCATGCAACTTGTAGCTTATGGTGCGCAAGACATCTATTTGTCTGGCAACCCTCAAATCACATTCTTCAAAGTGGTGTACAGACGCCATACTAACTTCTCTATGGAATCCATAGAACAAACATTCAATGGTACCGCCAGCTTAGGAAACAAGGTGACTTGCACTATTTCCCGAAATGGTGATTTAATCTCACGCATCTACCTCCAAATGGATGTAAGCAACGACTCTACTAATGTTGTATCCGCCCATGATTTGGTGAAATCCGTAGAAGTAGAAATCGGTGGTCAACGCATCGATAAGCACTACGGTGCTTGGTTGTCCATCTGGAACGAACTCACCCAAACCGCTGGTCACTGGGCCGGTTACAACAAGATGACAACTGTAGATGCGCCTGAAGTAGTAGGCACCCCTGTTGTGAAGACTCTATACATGCCTCTTCAATTCTGGTTCTGCCGCAACCCAGGACTTGCTCTTCCTCTGATTGCCCTCCAATACCATGAAGTGAAGATCAACATCGAATTCGAATCTGCTCCTACCGGCGTGACAATGTCCAATGCTTCTCTGTACGTGGACTACATTTACCTTGACACTGACGAGCGCCGTAGATTCGCCCAGGTGTCTCACGAATACCTAATTGAACAGCTCCAGTTTACTGGTGACGAGTCTCCTTCTTCCAAGATCAAGCTCAACTTCAACCACCCTGTGAAGGAACTTGTATGGGTAGAATACGATAATAATGGTGCACCAACAACCACCTACTCATCTGCCAAGCTTCAACTTAACGGCCATGAGCGTTTCTCTGTACGCAAGCCAGCGTACTTCCAGTTGGTACAACCTTACCAACACCACGAACGTGTGCCAGAAAACAAGCACATCAACGTGTACTCTTTCGCGCTTAAACCTGAAGAGCATCAGCCATCTGGTACATGCAACATGTCACGCATAGACAATGCCACTCTCAATCTTGAGTCTATTAACCAAACTGGCAGTGCCGTGAAGGTATTCGCGGTGAACTACAATGTGTTACGTGTGATGTCTGGTATGGGTGGTCTAGCGTACTCCAACTAAATTTGTTGTGAGTAGCATTATTTTATTATAGTTTAACAATCACGATGGATAAGAGTTCTTCAACATTCATATCGGTCAATGTATGGTCAGACTAAATTACTTACATACGGAAACATCCCTAAAACTTTTTTTATAAATCATATTTACCGATATATGATTTATCAGGAAAAAACAGTGTAATATAATACCAGAATATTTGTATAAAAAATACGATGTGGGATCTAATACTGAAATAAATAATCCATTTCGTAATTTGTTTATTTATTTGATTTTTGTTTACAGTTGTCATCCTCCTTTTTTACTGTTTTTGATAGGAGTTTTCCTATTTATCATTTGAACTTGAAACAAATTTACATTCTGTGCGTTTTGATCAAACTCAGAGTATCTACATAGTGTCATTATATTCTGTTCAATTTCGTGATGCATTGTTCTTATATTCAAGGTTTCCGCTTCGGTAATTTTGAAATTGGTGCCTGAACTTATCAAAAGTTCTAGTTCACCGTTGCATTGGGTTATACCATCAAGATATAAGAGTTTAGAGCCAGGTTCAACTGAAATTTTATACAAACAACATTTATTTGAACTTCTATCATCTTTCATAAAGTTCTGTGCAACTTTCATAGAAAGAGATGTTGATACAAAATTAGATACAATGAAAGATTGATTCATATCGTTACGTTTCCACCCACCCATATCACCACGATACAAAGTCATTTTCTTTTTTGTAACTGGAGCATTAAATATAATATTATTTATCGTGGTATGAAGACGTAATGTAGCTTTATGAATCAAGTCTGGTGTAAAATACATTATGTTCTTCTGTATGACATCATACAGTCTTACTCTCTCTATTTGAGATATTGTGCTCCAAAAATCCAAAAGGTCTACAAAATCCGTATTTTTAAACGAGATCATTAGTTTTTCCAAATCTGGTGGGGTCCTTGCGAATATCCACGATACACTTTGTTGTAAGAAACTCTTCGGAGGAGTATCATCTTCACTAGGGTTTTTATTAGTGTGTTTAACAAATTGATTTTGATAAGTGTAAAGTTGTTTCGTGTCAAGATCGTCGTTAAGGCTGTTATAAAAGAGTTCTTCAAGTATTGCAAAAAACAATGGAAATACATTTGAAAGTCCTGGTTCTGTTGTTTTTTCCAACAAATATTTTGGATATATCAACTCATTTTCCGAACCTATCCGTTGTACAAAATGATTTCCTTTCAAAGTATACGAAATCAAAGCGAATAATTTGATTATGTCCAAGCTTTGAATATACTCGTTCATTTCGCCTAACCAACTATCATCCAAACTGATTTTTGGATCAGATGTATCAAATTCACTATGTAAAAAGTTGTAATTCACAAACGTCACAGGTGATGAAGTCTCAGTGCTAACAAATTCAGGGTAGTATTTCGGCTCCCATAACTCTCGGTGTGATTTTACATTTGGAACATAATCAAATAATTCGTGGATCGCATGTCTTTTGTACTTCAATCGCATAAATGGAATGTTGTAAGTAGTTTTTTTTGTTAAAAATTCGACCGGAACAAGCGCGTCAGAAATTGCATCTGGGGATCCACAGTAATCATTCGGTTTCAAATTATTACCTCCTCTTTTATTTGTTGTCGTTCGTTTATTTGGTTTCCCACTGACGACTTGGTTTGTGGTTATTTTTCGAATCCAAAACGTTGGTGTATTTCGTTTCGGTGTTGTTTCATTACAAATGTGTTTTTTGGTTTTCAGTAAAGTTATACGATATATCAAATCTTTTTCTACAACAAAATCAAGACATTTTGTGAATGATCCCAAAAATAACACTCGCGTGTTTGGTTGGATTTCATATTCATCTAACACGTCTTTTTTTCCTTTTAACATTTCTGGTTTGGGTTTATTAAAGTCACTATAATCATCGTCTATTGTCAATGGATCGAGTTTTAATAACGAAAATATTAATCTATTTTCTGATGATGAATGTGTGTCGATGTTGTTTTGTAAATTGTTTTCGCTTATTTTAATTTGAGACCTCTTGTACATTATCATTTTCTGTGTTGTCGGTGGAGAACCTTCGATGAGTCTGTCTATTTCATCTCGAATTCGATACATAGCCCGAACTTTCATTTGTTTTTGTATTTTTTTATCAGTTTCACTAACAAATTGTTTATGTCGCTGTGTCAGTATTTGATCTCTTTTAGTGTGGGAAAGAGAATGCCAATAATCTAAAAAACTTATATCATTGTGTCCGTTCGAACGATTCAAATCATGCTCAATATTCAATAAAGGAAACACATACGGATTAAAAACATAACTGCTGATATCCTTTGTTTTATGAATCTTCATTCGAGACATCTGAACAAAACAGTAAATGTATAATAACTCAACCGTATTCAAACCGGTAATATATCTATTCGCCTTTGCAAACCAATGTAAATCCATCTGCTTCTTAAAATTAGCTTCTTCTAAACGATCAAATGCATAGTCTTTTTGATAGTTATTTGATATTTTTATAGGAACTGATACATTATTAAGTCTGTCAACTTCACTTCCAAAAAACATTGGGATCCACTTCGGTTTGTCATCCAAATAATAATTTATGTATGTACCATATTCATCATCATAATATACTGTCATTTCATCATATTT